GGGCAATTAAGCCCATGCCGGCGAAGGTGCCGGCGCCCAACGGAGTTTTAGTGTACATCCTCCGTGGATGGCTGTGCGCTCTAAATGACGCATATCTTTCGAGAAGATAAACTTCCCGCGAGCAAGCGTCTCTAAGTCCATCAGCTCATAATCAGGTTTTTGCCCGATAAAGAGAAGGGATTTAGTAAGAGCGGCGTATCCGTCAATTATATCTTTACGATATAATGGACTCACAACCCAACCCATTACTTCTAATGATTGGGTATCACGATTCACTCTTTTACGAGTGAAAGATGATAGTGGATAAATACGCCCAAGCAGTGGAGAGTCTAATGGACGCTCAGGATAAAACCTGAGAATCTTCTCACACTTTTGGTGTAAGAATTCGGCAGTATACCAGTAACCCTTCTTCCAGAAGAGGTTAGCGGTAGCCGACCATGAAACTAACTCCACGCTGTCACTGCGTCGTCTCGGAACTCTCTTCCTAAGGTAGATAGGTTGAACCTGCCTGCCATGGAAAGAGTCCACTCCACAGGACTCTCTAAAGTTTCCACGATAGAAAGTCTTGGAGAGGTTAGCCCTACAATTGTACTTTTGTAAGGTTTCGAGAACGACCTCTGCTGCGTCAGCGGGGACGATTAAATCGTCACCGAAGACGTAAATATCACGTGAAACGTTATAAACGTTGCGTGATGTAACAGGGAGCATATGTTTTCGCAGTAGAGCCGCTACACATATCGTGTAGAAGTACATCGACTCTACGGGAAAGCATAAAGCACTTCCCATTGACGCAAACTTCTGAAGAGAAGGAATAATCCTCCCATCAGGAAGCAATGCGCTAGTTGATCGACATGCGTCGATCGCACCACAAAGATCAGGGTACGCTCGAAACATCGAGAGTGCTAGGTCACGTGGAACACGATCGCTAGCATCACTCAAATCGATTGTTGCAAATCGACAGTCGACCGAAGAGGATATAGCCAGGCTCTGATTGATAGACTGATCACGAAAATTAATGTGACCAGCAGTCAACCAGTATGATTCGATAGCATCATAAAGGATGCCCCGAATCCCTTGTTGTGCATACTGCATACACATGGGCTCTATAGCTATAACCCTGGGTGATTTTAGCGTTTTCGGGACAAGAGTAACCTTGACAGGCAACTCTGAGTCCCTCGATACGAGTGAATAAGTCTCAATTCCTTCCTCATGTCGCGCAGATAGAACAAAGCACGACTCAAAGAAGGGAAAGTAATTATCGAGACGCTCGTACCAATACGGCTGAGTGTATTTCCGATTTCCGGAGATACCTTCAGCAGTGGCCCCAGGTCCGTGCTTAAGAGTAATAGGCATGTCGCGTAAGCGATATACCATATTATCCCAAACACTACGACTAACTCGAGCAAAATGTTCGAGGTCGGCGCCCTCAGGCGTGAAAGAGCTAAAATCGTGCTCAATGGCGATGAAGTTCTCAACCGCTTGCGCCTTCTTGAGATCATTGCAGTCGATCTCAATCTTTTTGAACGTGAGGCAAATTTGCCTAACATGTTCAATAACGCGGGGAATGCGGTGAGAACAAGATAAATCTTGTTCATGTCGTAATCTCCCTGTCTTCATGTCAAACACTTGACAGAGGAACCCCGAAAGAAATACCGGGCCTCCTCCATGGAATTTGAACCTACGAAAGTAGGACGAACGCCATGCTGTGTCAATGCGGCCTATTTCAAGAGCCGCCTCGATTCCTTTACAGAAATCGGGGAGGGTTAATGTCAAAAAGGACAAACCCTCATGTTTGACGCGTGACTCTATTGTTCTTAAGTCACGCATGGAAGAGACAGCAGCAGGACACTCGTTACACGCATCTTTAAAGATCGCGCGTAACAACTCTAAGTAGTCACTTACGTCGCTTTTCACTGGGGCCTCCTATATAGGTGGAACTCAGATCGAGCTACGTCGGCTGATCACTTATATCGCTACGTACGAACCAAGATACGGAAATCTAAGAACGGACCTTCTTCTTCACCTTAACTGGTGGAGGCGAAGGTTTAGTCTTGACGACAATCGGACTATCATCGGACAACAAAAGTCGTTCGATGGCGGCCATAGATGTCGTCTTAGCTAATGAACGTATAAACGTTTTCCAGTCCATAGTAACCTCCGAATGCAACACGCGCTAACTTTCCTGCGCGTGGAGCTTCTTGATAGCGGCGTTGGTAGATGCGGTCAACAAGCCTGTAAGGCAAGTGACCAAGTTCACCGTATCGGTCTCGGAAAAACCCGTAGCGGGTCGTTCCAAAACCAAATACGCGGCCTCATTCTCAAGAGTGAGATCTGAGTTCACGTCGACGTTTCGATCGATACGTAACAATGAACGCACCTTGCCATTATTAATGACTTGGTGTGAAATTGTCACGACGAGCGAACCGTCTGCGACTCGGTAGATAGATTTTCCACCGGATGTCGAAATTCGGGGAACTGTCTGCGCAACGGCGTTGTAAGTAACGTTAGCAATTGGATCAGCAAACATAGTTGACTCCAGAGTTAATAGGTGGTAATACACGGTACGAATTAACTTACCTAAGGGTAATTCGTAGTTGATTCCGTGCACAGTGGTTGATGATCTGGTCTTTAAGTCCTCGAAAAACGAACGTTTTTAGAGAGACCAAGAGCACCAAGAATGGACCATTGAGTAGCCGTTAAAGAGCCACCCAGAACGAATCCGTAAGGACTATCTGCATATACTCGTTGTTTAGACGACACAGAACGTTCGAACTCGAATGTTTTGTGACCAGACCAAAAGAATAAGGTATGCAAAGAGCGTATCTTAATCTCCTGGGACTGCATAATATACAGATATCGACAGAGCATCCCATCGTTATAGGCTTCGTCAGCTCGTTGAATTAAATCTCCGAGATTGACGAACCAATCGATGAGCCAGCTCCACGGAACAGCTTGATAGAGATGAATCGGGTTAATGCGGGCTCCAAGAAGTAATAAATATCTTCTTGCAGCCATAGCCGCAGAGTAAAACTCTGGGTTAAGTGCATCTAACTCTGGGCGATAGAACTTAAAGGAACCGACAGACCATACTTTTCGGACTTTGTCCTGTATGACCTGCCGAGAACCATAAGCGCCATTCCCATCCAGTTCGCAGAGTTGCTGAATGTCGAAGCCGCCGGGTGATAGCCCGGGGCCAAGAGCATTCCGAATCACTGTGGATGAAGATTCTTCTTCTAGAGTCTGAGACCTTTTAATCCAAGTGTTATTTTGAGCAATTAATTGATCAAGATACTGCTTGGCGAAAATGACAGCATCGAGTAATTTCGTGATGTCACTAACGAAAGGTCGCCAACCAAATTGGTAGGCAAGGAAGTCGTCAGCAAATTCGCTGGACATCGCCTTTCCCGAAACTCGTGGTTGAGCAAAGCCCATCCATGCATTTTTCATGAACTGGCCTGTCTGACGCAAGAGCGCCGGTATCTCACGCAATTCGTAGATCGCGTTCGCAAGCGACAACTTCTCAAGCTTCGGCCTGGTTTTCCACGCCGCAGACTCCATGCTACTAGTGATAAGCGGGATAAGTGAATTACCAATTAACTTTGATCCCCCCATTGTTGCATAAGCAGCATATGAAGGGTCGTCACTGATAATGGGGTATCCGAAGAATCCCCTGTATTCCTTACGATTCTGGAAAGAAACACCAGAGCCGAAATTGGATACAATCACTGCCGGCGTAACACCGTTACCCGGAATCCTGCCGTGTAAAACCGTGAAAGCCCCTCCAGTGCGGAAACCCCGCATACCATTAGCATCCCTTTCGGGAATGTTAATGTTATCCCAACAACGTTGGAACTCGACGGACAATCCAAGCCCAGTATTGTTAAGAGTTTTAACAGACTGGACATTGCCAGATGAGTAAGTTAATAACTTACCCATCGGATCACCTGCCTTCGCATTACTGGGAAGGTGGTTGATGATTTCACGATAACGGGCAGGACCTAGTGGCATATTCAAGTGTCTCCTAGTAATATTCGGGCACAGCCCGATGTTATTTGGACGGATTCAAAAGAGTAACACTGCTGCTACTCTCTGG